GCGCATACCTGGGCGGCGGACTCCGTTGAGAACCCTACCTGTGTGACAGTTCCGGCAGAGACCATTGCTAAAGCGGTGCGCCTCATCAAAGAGCATCATGACGATCTTGAACTGAAGCTGTGGGTGTCAGAGCAGTACGATGATCCAGAGCTGGCAAAGGAACAGTTGCAGCGTTTTTCAGCGGTGCTGATTGACGTTCGCCAGGACAGGCCGTGCACGGTTCAGGAGTTTATCGCGCTGGTGGAGCAGACTAACCGTGATTGCTGGTCAAACATCCGCATGCTGCGTCAGGCCGTCCGTGAGTTAGCGGGAGAAGGCGTAACCACTCAGGTCTGGCCTATTGAGGTAAACGCAGTATTCAGCCAGATAAAATCTTCCTCGGACCTGCCCGTTGAGGAGCAGCGTGAACTGAAAAGCAATATTAACCGCATGCTACTGGAGAAAATGACGCACGCGGAAATCATTGCAACGGTCACGCAGTTGCCACTTTCACTGGAGGCAGGGAAATGAGAGAGATCATCGTAGATAATTTTGCTGGTGGTGGTGGCGCGAGTACTGGTATTGAGATGGCTATTGGTCGCAGTGTTGATATCGCAATCAATCACGATGCAAACGCCATCGCTATGCACACTACAAACCATCCCCAGACGCTGCACTATTGCGAGTCAGTGTTTGAGGTTGACCCGGTAATGGCGACCGCTGGGGCACCGGTTGGTCTCGCCTGGTTCTCTCCTGATTGCCGCCATTTCAGCAAGGCGAAAGGCGGCAAGCCGGTCAAAAAAGAAATTCGCGGTCTGGCATGGGTGGCAATTCGCTGGGCGCTGGATACAAAATTTCGTGTGGGCATGCTGGAAAACGTCACAGAATTTCAGACATGGGGGCCGCTGCTGGAGGGTGAGGCGCAGCCAGACCCAGCCAGGGCAGGTGAGACGTTCGCCGCTTTTGTTGGCATGCTGAGCACTGGCATTGCAGCAGATCATCCGGCACTGGATGAGGTGTGTGAATGCCTACAGCTTGATCGTCATGGTCCTGAAATCACTCGCCTGATCCGGGGGCTGGGTTATACAGTTGAGTTCCGAGAACTGCGCGCCTGTGACTATGGCGCGCCCACTATTCGCAAAAGATTTTTCATGGTGATGCGCTGCGACGGACAGCCGGTGACATGGCCTAAGCCAACTCACGGAGACCCGCAAAGCCTTGCTGTGCAATCTGGCAACCTCAAGCCGTGGCGTACAGCTGCTGAGTGTATTGACTGGTCTCTGGAGTGCCAGAGTATTTTTGACCGCAAGAAGCCGCTGGCTGAAAACACGCTTCGCAGAATTGCCAGAGGCATTCAGCGTTTTGTTATCGAAAATCCGGCACCGTTTATCGTCAAATGCAACCACACCAGCACCAAAACCAAATATGACTGTTTCCGTGGGCAGGCTCTGACTGAGCCGCTGCAGACCATTACGAAAACGCATGGTTACGCCATCGTTACACCGCACCTTACGAAATTCCGTACTGGCGCAACCGGTCAGGAGGTAACTGAACCAATGCCAACAGTTACTGCCGGCACATCAAAACGGCCAGGCGGCAACGGTCACGCGCTGGGAGTTGTTGAGGCAAAACTGACCCCGTTCATATCTCGTCAGTTCGGTAACAGCATCGGCCATAAGCTGAACGAACCACTGGCAACGATAACTGCTGGTGGCGGTGGGAAAAGCGCCCTGATCAGCCCGACGCTTATTCAGGTTGGCTATGGCGAACGGGAAGGGCAAGCACCCCGGGCGCTGGATATTGGAAAACCGATGGGAACGGTCACAGCCGGTGGTAATAAATTTGCTCTGGTTTCGGCGTTCCTGGCAAAACATTTTGGTGGCAACTATTCAGGCCCGGGCGCGTCGATGGATGCGCCTGTGCATACGGTTACGACTACTGATCATCATGCGTTAGTGACCAGCAGCCTGATCAAATTTCGTGGCACCAATACAGGACAGCCAACCGACACACCACTGCACACAGTGACAGCCAGTGGCACTCATTTGGGCGAGGTTCGGACATTTCTGTCAGAGCACACCAGTGATCACCATGAATCTCCGGGCCTGGTGAACATCGATGGCATTACCTACCAGATAGTGGACATTGGCATGCGTATGCTGCAGCCGCATGAGCTGTACGCCGCTCAGGGTTTCCCGTCCTGGTATGTCATAGACCGCGATTACATGGGCAATAAATTTGCGAAAGACAAACAGGTAGCGCGTTGTGGTAATGCTGTGCCGCCGCCATTTGCAGAGGCATTAGTGCGCTCAAACCTCCCTGAGATGTGTCTGGGCAGTAAAGGAGCGGTTGCATGAAGTTAATCCTCCCGTTCCCGCCAAGCGTTAACACGTACTGGCGTAACACCAGAAAGGGAGTATTGATCAGCGCCTCCGGGCGCTGTTTCCGCTCCAACGCATTTGCTGCTGTTCTTGAGCAGCTAAAGCGCCGGCCACAGCCGATTACAGTGAATGTGCAGGTTACTGTGCTTCTGTTCCCACCAGATAAACGCCAGCGTGACCTTGATAACTACCTCAAAGCATTATTCGACAGTCTCACGCATGCCGGTGTGTGGGGCGACGACAGCCAGATAAAACGATTCTCGGTAGAGTGGGGCGCAACGACGAAGAAGGGTAAGGCCGAAGTAACGATCACGCCTTTTGAAGTGGTGGCCGCATGAGAGCATTACTTACGCCAGAGGTAGCCCCGCGCACCGGGATTGTGTTGCTGAAGCCAGGACCAGACCTGTTGAAGCTGTTTAAGGGCAGGGTGGTGATAAGCACACCGACAATGGATATGGCAGACCTGCCATCAGGGCGGCTGAATGACGGCACACAGCCGTTACTTGATGAACCCTCACTGATTCCCTTCTTCAGTCACGAACGCGTGATAAAGGCCGCTGGTGGACCGAATGCGCTGGCATCCTTCGTCCAGTCCTTCGGGTGCTGCCAGTGGGAGCAGTTGGATGTGTGGCATCACCATGAAATCACAGTGTCAGAAATCGAAAACGGCCTGGTGTCTCTTTGCTATAGCCACGATAATGAGTTCAGGGAAAACGGCGTACCCGGTAACCTGGAGAATATCGCCAAAGGTAATACCGCACTCTGGATAATCAGGGCTGCATGCAGTCAGATGGCGCTAAATGGTGACCACCAACTGACTCTGCCGGAACTGTGCTGGTGGGCAACCCTGAATGATGTGATTGACCTGATACCGGAGGCACCGGCGCGGCGCGTTCTGCGCATGCCGAAAGAGTCAAACTATGCAGGAGAGACCAAAGAGTCTCATATCGTTGCAGAGCGCCCGGCCAGAGAGGTTATTCAGGACGCAGCGCAGATCGTCAAAAAGATAATCAGCCTCCATGCAGACCCGGAATCACCAGAATCATTCATGAAGCGGCCCAAGCGTAAGCGCTGGGAAAGTGAAAAATACACACGATGGGTAAAGTCGCAGACTTGCGCATGTTGCGGCATACAGGCTGACGATCCTCATCACATCATCGGACACGGACAGGGGGGAATGGGAACGAAGGCGCATGATTTATTTGTGATACCGCTATGCAGAGCGCATCACGATGAACTGCACCGGGATATGAGAGCGTTTGAAGCGAAATACGGCAGTCAGATAGAGCTGCTGTTCAGGTTCCTCGATCACGCGATTGCAGTCGGAGTGATTGGGACAGACAAAAAATAAAGTGTGTGGAGAAGGTGAGTATGAAAATTGAATCGGCGCTGAAGCACTTCAATCCGAAGAGCCTGCAGATTAGTGACTCATCCCGTGCTACGGGAAGTGAGGGGCTTACGGGTACAGACCTAATGGCCGCTATCGGGATGTGTCAGTCAAAGTCTCCGATGGGGATTGCAGCCGTTCTGGCTAAGTCCGGGGTCAGCGAAGGGGATAAAGATCGCGTTATAGGTCTGCTTATGGTGCATGCCCGGCGCATAACACCAAAGCTCGTTCTGAAAGCAGCTGGCTCAAAGCTGCCTTCCTGTATCAGAGTTCTTTCCAAGCTGGCATATGAAGATTATGTCCGCTCTGCATCAACTACCCACTCATGCCCCGACTGTGATGGCCGTGGCATTATGAACAGCATTGAGTATGTGATGGTTCACCCTGGCTGCTCAACGCCTGATAACGATAATTACGTTCCTCCAAAATACAGGCTGGATACGCTGGAAAAGATGTGCGTGACATGTCACGGCAAAGGCGCAGTGACAGAGCGGTGCCGGTGCAATGGTACTGGCCGCGTGCGTGATATTGAGATGTCCAGGCAAACTAATTCCATCGTTGAGAAGAATTGTGATCGGTGTGGTGGCAGAGGATTTGCGCGCTCGCCCGGTACAAAAGCATTCAGAGCCATCCGGGTGCTGATTCCTGACCTGCAGGAGAGAACTTGGAACCGCAACTGGAAGCCTTTCTTTGACGCGCTGGTGGCTAAGCTTGAGTATGAAGAGTCTCACGCTGACCAGACCTTCCAGAAAATTACACGTGCATAAAAGTACCAGACCCAAAGATAACTGTTGCTTTTGTCCGGGAATGGATTAATATCTCCTCATAGTGGGGATTTTATGAGTCTTCCGCACTAAAAAGAATTATCTGATTCGCTGATTGCGGGTCAGTTGCATATTAAGTGGATGTCCGAAAGCCTCGCAGCCTCACCAGCTGGCGGGGCTTTTTTATTGGCTTATCCCCTGAAAGGGATGAGTAAAAGATTATCCCTTGTAGGGGATAGAAAAATTACCCCTGTTGCCGACGGGCAAGGCAGTTACCGCTATTGCGTCAGGGTTTCCATTCAAAGAGGTCGCCAAAGAGCGGCCTTTTTTCGTTTTTGCGCACGCCAATCAGTCTCCACACACACTTTTGACGCCGTGGTGTTGCGCAATTTTCTTCTGACTACCGACAGCACCGACCGTAATCACGGAGGTGATATGAGTATCGATATGAGCAAACTGGCATCAGGCGCGGCATACGGCGCATCTGCCGGGACAATTGCTAACGGTCTGCTGACCAGGCTGAGTCCCGATGAATGGAGTGCTGTTGGCGTCCTGGCCGGTATTCTGGTGGCGCTGTTCACTCTAGGCATCAACTGGTATTACAAGCGAAAGGCTACGCTGGCGCAAATCAAAGCCCTTCAACGCTGGCCTACCGCGGCAGCCATCAACGAGGATTAACCCATGGCTATGTCAAACAGCCTGCGCAATAAGCTTATTGCTGTCGCGGGTGGCGGAGCTATGGCTATCGCTACGGTGTTCCTCGGTGGTAAAGATGGGGTAGAGGGGAGGGTGTACGAGCCTTACAAAGATGTGGCAGGCGTCTGGACTGTCTGCGACGGACACACCGGCACCGACATCATCAAAGGCAGGAAGTATACCGACCGAGAATGTGATCGCCTGATTTGGAATGACCTGAAGCCCGTTAAAAAGACAGTCGATTCACTGGTTAAAGTCCCGCTCGGTGAGTATCCGCGAGCAGCGCTTTACAGCTTCACGTACAACGTAGGCACCAGTGCCTTTTCAAAATCCACTTTACTGAAGAAGCTCAACGCGGGTGATCATGAGGGTGCGTGTGAGGAATTGCGCCGTTGGGTATATGCCGGTGGTATGAAGTGGCGCGGGTTGATGAACCGGCGAGACATGGAGCGCTCATTGTGTCTGGCGGAGAGTGTCGATGACCTTAAAGGCTAAAGCGATCACTGCACTCATCCTGCTGGTTCTGCTGCTACTAGCCACCTCAGTAGCATTCGCGCTTTATTACCGAGGCAATGCCATTGACTACAAGGCGCAGCGTGACACGGCAAGCAGCAGCCTAAAGCTGGCTAATGACACCATCACTTATATGCAGACGAGACAGCGTGATGTGGACGCGCTTGATGCGAAATACACCAAGGAGCTGGCAGATGCCAAAGCTAAGCTTGATTCTCTTCAGCAGTGCGTTAGTTCTGGTAAATGCGGGCTGC